GCCCAGCAGCTTCTCGAGCTCCTTGATGCGGTCTTCGGCCTTGGTGGCACGAGCCTCGGCGTCTTTCGCCTTCTGCTCCGCGACGGCCTTCGCTTCGAGCGCCTTCTGCAGTTCCTCGTTCATGGGCTTTTTCTCTCGGGTGCCGCCCTTAGCGGCGGTTGGGGCCGCCAGGCGGCTGAACTCTTCACGCTCCGCCGCGTGAAGCGCTTTGGCTACGGCGTCGGGGTTGCTGGGAATCGCAACGACGCTGATCTCGAACAGCTCGTTGTTGGCGAGCCGGTACGTCACCTTGCCGGTGTCGTTATTCTCTTCGCGCGTGACCTTCCCGGGGCGGAAACCAATGGAGACGGCGCGCAAGATCTTCTGCTGCCAGAGCAGGAAGACCTTTTCGGCGATCGGATTGGCATCGGCAGTCGCGAGGATGATTCGCGCCTCGAGTTGGCCGTCAGTGACCTTGACGTTCTCGGCGCGACCGATCGGGAGGAAGTCCTCCGCTCGCGAGCCATCGAGGAAGCCGAACGAGTTGTGCATCCACAGCACAACCGGGTTCTTCTTGTAGCGCTTGAGGTCGAAAGACTGCTCGACGATGTCCCCGTGCCCGTCGATGGTGTCGGTCGATGCGACTACGTCAAACGACCGCTTTTCCGGGTCGAAAGCTTTGATGTCGAAATCGATCGATCGCCGTACGACACGGTCCCACTTTTGGGCCGGCTCTTGCTGTTGCTGCGTAGCCATTCGGTGGTCGCGTCCTCAGGCAGCGGCTTTTTCTGCGTCGTCCGCTTCAGGGTCTTTTTCGGGGTCTTCGCCATCGGGCTCCGGCTCAGGCTCAGCCTCACCGATGCACTCCTCGCCCTCCTTGGGCTCCGGTGCGCCAAGCTCGTCGCGAATCCACTTCTGGGGGATCCGCACCTTGGCGTCGGCTAGGTTCTTCACGGCTTGCGCGAACGCGAGCTGATCGACGGACTCGTCAGTCTGGAACCACGGCACCGGACACTCGACATCAGGGCCAAGGTTCACGGACACGACAAGGCGGAACAGGTGCTTGTAGAGCGCTGCGGCGGTGGCGATCGCGTCTTCTTCGCGAATGTCGGCACGCACCTTATCGCGCACTTCATCCGAGGCGCGGCTACCGTTCGGTCCAGGCTCTGCTGACGTCGTCTGGCCGAGTACGGCCTTGGACATCTCGCGGCCCATGGTGTCGAGCAGCTCACGGTGCGTGCTCGAGCCGCCGGTACCGGGCGCCATGCCCTTGGGCCACTCGACCTTGATGTCGGTGGTCTCAGGGATCGCCGCGACACCGGTAGCGCCGAGGCGCTCGAGCATCGCGATGAGTTCGTCGATGTCCTTCTGACTCGCGCCCTTCTTGTACGAGGCGAGCCGCCAGGGCTTCCAGCCGATTTCGCCGAGCGCGATCCAGTCTTTGAGCGACCAGTTGCGGAACAGCGCGGCCCACACCAGGCAGCGGATCAGGCCCTCGCGGACCTGCACGTCGCCGGTGATGCGACGCTGCACCTGCACAACGCGGCCGGGGTTCTCGGCCAGGATGTCGATGCCTTCGAGATCGAAGGGGTCGCGCTGGTAACGGAGCTTGCCGGTCTTCTGCGCGAAGATGAAGTCGCGCGGACTGAGGAGCTCAGCTTCCGCGGGGAGCAAGAGGCCGTCTTTCGTCTTCTCCCACCGCACCGTTGCCGTTGCGTGCCCTGGCACGTAGGCACCCGTGAGGTGCTCGACCAGCCGCGGGAAGTCGTCAAACTTGTCCCGCGCGCGGCGGCACAGGTCGATCGCCTTCTGATCTTTCCGGGCCGGCTTTTCCTTGCCCTTCGCTGGCGTGGGGTCGACGAACTCGAGCCCACAGAGCGAGACTGCGATGTCGCGGGTGTAGCAAATGCCCTGGAGGTGGCCGTCCTTCTGTCGACCCTCGTTGAAGAGATCGATCAGCGTGGCCGGCTGCCCCATGTCAGCGCGCTGCAAGATGCGCGAAACGTCGGCTGGCGACAGGCCGCCGCCGATGCGTTGAAACTGCTCGTGGAGCGGCTTCTCACGCAGGTTGACGCGCGTGGTCGTCACCTTGGGTGGTGACACCAAGTCTTTGAGGCGTCCGAAAAAACTCATTCATCATCCGAATCCGCGGCTCGCGCTGTCACCCCAGCGGGAGGGCACCACGACCGGGAGCTTGACGTCAGCGAGCCCGAGGCCCGTCTCGTAGATTGCGAGCAGCGCGGAGTCGGCGCGGTCGGGGGAACGACCAAGGCGCTTCTTCGTGTCTTCTTTCTTCTCGACCTCTAGCTGCCCCTTGGGGGTCACCTTGTAGATCGGCGCGATGAGCTCGCTCTCGAGCTGCGGATCGCCGTACATGACGCCGCCCGCCTGGAAGAAGAGTCGCCCACTGAACCAGACCTCGCTGCGCAGCCTGGGGTATTTCTCCGGCTCGCTCGACGCTTCCGAGACGTTGACTTCGATGATCTGCACGAACTGGTCGAGACCTTCGGTTTTGCCCTCGGCTTGCAAGTGCCGCAGCACGTCGGCCACCGCGGTTCCGTAGCCGCCCGCGGCATCGAGCTTGATGCGAACGTGCTCGTTGCCCGGTCTTCGCAGCGCGCGCATGCAGCGCAACACCACGCCAGCAACCTCGTGCGAGTCGTAGCCGTGGACGACCGCTTCGACGTCCTTTTCGACCTTGAACCACTCGGGGCTGTAAAGCCGGAGCCCTCGTCGACCTGTGATCGCGGAGTCGTCCGCGCCAAAGCGCGCCACATCGACGCCCAGATCGAGCGTGGTGCCGCCGGCCAAGTCTTCGGGCAGCAAAGCCCAGCGCTTGAGAGCTTTTTCTACCTGGCCCAGCGTGATGACGGCGTTGCTGGACGTCGTCGGGAATTCGCCATCGACGCGCACCTGCACGAAGGGGCTACCTTCGCCGTACGCCTTGATGAGGCGGTCAACGTCGAGCCTGCGGGCGAGGCCCGGGATCAGGTCGTTGTCGTTGACGTAGTTGGGAGTTTCGCGCGCGCTGAGCGTGAAGCACTTCCAGAACTCACGCATGCTGTGGAAGCACTCGAACAGGAACCCGCTCACCTCGGTGGGGTTCGTCGTGCAGAGCAGCTTGCCACCGCCGAGCGTGTTGCCCTCGAAGGCCTCGCAGATGGCGGCGTCGATGCCGGACGTTTCGTCCAAGATGATGAGCTGCTCGGCGCCGGACTTGCCGGCCGCTCGCTCTTTCTTCTTGGTCGAGAGGCCGCGGATACTCCGACCATCGCGCCAGCGGACGCCCGTGCGTGGGTCGAGCGCAGGCTCGGGGAACAGGTCGATGCCGCGGTCCTGTAGCCGCTGCCACAGCGCCGTGAGCTCGGACCACATCGGATCCTTCACCTGCTCGAAGGAGCTGGATGTGAAGATCACCTTGCCGCGGCGGCGCGTGCAGCACCACCAGACGGCCAGGCAAATGTCGAGGAGCGTCTTGCCGGTCTTCTGCCCGGACTTGACCGCGACCTTGTCGTGGTCGACGAGGCACCGGGCGATCGGAATCTGCTGGGGCGTGAGCTCGACGCCCAGCACGTCGCGGATGAATTCGACGGGGCGGTCCGCGTAGTCGGTGAGGACCGAGTTGCGGTCGATATAGCCGGCCGGCTTGGGCTGATTGGCAGCCTCGGCCTCAGCAGCGACGTTCAGCTCGGCGAGCTCAGCGCGGGCCAGGTCGGGCCAGAGCGACCTGCGACGGTTTTGGTTACGGATCGCCTCGGCGACGTAGCTCATGGCGTCACTGCAGCGACGCGGGGTCCGTGCCGCCCGCTACCCGTTCGTCCATTTCATCAAGGCCACTGAGCGCCTCGCAGAGCTTGCGGTACTGACCAGGGTCGAGCGTCTTCTTCGCCACCTCGAGCAGGCGCTTCAGCTCGTCCTCGACCTTGTGGCGGATAATTGCGCCGAAGCGCTTGGAGTGGGTGCGCTCAAGCAACCAGGCCGCAGCCTTGGCTTTTCTGCGGGTTTGGGTGTCGCCGGACCGGACGTCCTTGACAAGGGCTACCCTCCCTCGCGCGCGCGCGCGATCTAGCGCAAAGACGAAGGCCGCGTACGGAGAGTCTTCGGGGGCATCCTCGGCTGTTCCGAGGCTCACCCAATGCTGGTACGTGCGGAGCGGCACACCTTCGGCGACCGCGGCGTCGTCCGGATAGCTGCCGCCTTCGACGTGCTTGCAGATCCTGGCGATGAGCTTGTTATCGAGCCGCGTCTTGCCGGCCACGCTGGCCTACCGTTTGCTATACTCGCCACCGTGCCATGGCCTTCGCCCCCGAAACCCCGCGCATCGCGCCTCCCGATTGGGAGGACTTCAGCCGCTGGGCCCCGGTGCGTCCTGCCGCGCCGTTGCGCTTGGTCCCGGTGACCAGGTCCGACGACGAGGCGCCGGTTCGTCCGGTGGCGACCGTCCAGGCTCGCCCGGGCTCGTTGCTCCCACCGGCCGCCGTGTGAGGGCTCGTCGGGGGTTGGCCTCGGGCTTGGCCGGCTTGTGTCTGCCGGCGCGTACATAGAGGTTAGGCGCCCCGTGGCCGGGAATGGCCGCAGATGGCCGCAAACCGATCAGACCTTTGCCTGGTTTTGCAGCGTATTCACGAGCGCTCTCAAGGACTTGAGGGATTGGCGCAGTGCCGCGAGTCGATTTTCCGTTTTCTCGATACGCGTCAGATGCTCACCGAGCGCGACCTCGGTGTCGTCGGGCTCGCGGGCGAGTACGGCGCGGGTCACGGCGCGATTGAAGAACCACTTTCCGACTCGGGTGCCGGGCACGTTGTAGGAGCGGAGCACACCGCCACCCATGCGCTGGTGGAGCGCGTAGAGCTGCCGGCGAAGGGTGCGCTCGGGCATGCCTATCTCCCTGGCGTGCTCGGCGAGCGGCACCCATTCGTCCGTGAGCTTGGTGCGACGTTGGCGGCTCAGGCCGCCGTCTCCTCGTCGGCCCAGGCCTTGGCGGCCCGCTTGGCGGTCGCGTACCACGCCCGGTGGAGCGCCCTCACATCGGCCGTGGCGGCGGCCACCATGGCGTCCCTGGCCTCCCTGGTGAGGCCACCACGGCAGAGCTTCACGAGAGCGAGCTCATCGTCCACGGTGTCGCCGGCGGCGGCCAGGCTGGCCTGCTGGGCGCAGAGACGCGCCTGTTCGGCTCGGAGCGAGGCCGCGGTAGCCTGGAGCTCAGGCAGGCGCGCATCTCGCTCTACCAGCCATGCCACCAAGTCAGCGCGGCGAGCGGCCTCGGCTGCACGGTAGGCAGCCCGCGCGGCTCGGTACGGGGCAAGGACCTCGCGGCGGGCGCGGCGGCTCAGCACCAGCGGGACGTAGGGCCGCTCGGGCTCGGGTTCACGCGCCGTAGCCACCGATGGTCGGTCGTTCGCGAGCCTGGCGATCGCCTGCTCGAGCGGCAGCAGGTCGCGCCGCACGCGTTCAAGCTCAACCGAAAGTCTTCCGTTGCCGGCGCTGGCATCTCGAGCCCGGCCCTTCGCCTGCTTCTGCTGCCACTTGTGGAGCACGACCCCAGCGAGCCCGCCTTGCCCCTCGCCAAAGTGGGCCCGGATCGTCGGGTCCGCCCGCGACGTGCCCAGGTATTCGGCCAGCGCGGTCGCCTGGTGTTTGCGATCCAGCGCTCGCCAGCGCAGCTCTAGCTCCCGGATCTGACCGACCCGGCCGTCGATGCCGCGGTTGTCGGTGGCGCCCAACCTGCGCAGCATCCCGAGGTTGGGATCCTCGCCGGCTCCGCCAACGCCGCCTCGTTCGATGCTCGCCACCACCTGGGCGAGGTTGCCGCGCTGGCCGAGCTCGGACGCCGCGCCCATCAGCAGGCGCTCGAGCCGCGGGCAGTAGAGCTCTCGGTCGAGGGCGCCGCGCGCGCGGCCGTGTGTGCTGGTGTCACCCTTCGTGATTGCTTCGGTCGACATCGCTGCGCTCTCCTTGAGCGAGGCCCGCTCGCTCGTGCTAGGTTCCGGCTGTCGGCGGCAATCGACTCCGGAGCCCTGGTCAGCGATGGCTAGGGCTTCCGCGCTTCGACTTTCCGGCGAACCATGTCCGCGGTCTCGTTCTTACGCGCTCGCGACTTCGGGTCCCAGCTTGGATAGTGGCCACCCGCGCGCTCCCGTGCGGCCCAGACAAAAGTCACGCCGCCACCGTCGAACTCTTCCACGTGCGCCGGGAGATATAAGACACGTAACAGGAACGCTTCGCCGCACGCGTTGAGTTTGATCTTCGTGAGTCCAGAGGCGGCCAGACGGTGGGCTTCCAAACCCAAAGCGACGCACCAGCAGCGGTCGTGGCGACCGAGCGCTTGCTTGCTGCGAAGGATCCTAGTTGCGAGCTCACGGCGGTAGCGCTTCGTTTCCTTTGAGGGTTTCATCGGCTTCGCCGCCTCGCCTTCGCTCGCCGCACGCATTCACAGTCTCCCTCGTCGCAGTTGTAACGCTCGGCGGGAAAACACAGGTTGTCGGTTTCGAGCCTCTCAATATCCGGGGGCCCGTAGCGCCATTGGTTCCGAAACGCTTCGGCGCTCGTTGTGATCAAGCAACCGCAGTCTTCGCAGCGCTCGCCGGTTGTCGTGGCCATTTGTGCCGCGCGCCACGCCGCGGTTTCTTCGCTGTTCATCACGTCGGCTCTCCCGGCATCCACGATGCCTAGCCGACGATGACGAGCCAGTCCACGACTGTGAGTTCCTCGCGGGCTGGGACGTACAGTTGAGGTTTGTTCACGACTACTCCGCCTCCTCACTTGGCTCGTACCGACCCATGCTCACCACGTCCTCGCTTGGAGCCACACCAGCGACCGTCACCCGCATCCGCTCCGGCGTGCTCGCATCGGCGGGGCCGACGGTATCGGGGCCGGTGATGGCAAGCCCATGCACCATCTCCCCGCTTGCCGTCGAACCCACGATGTCTCGCGCTTTCGGGTGGGCTGCCTCGAGCTTCGCCAACCGCTCGAACAATTCGTCGAACAGCTCACCAGCGGCGCGCCGAACGGCGTGAGCAACGAGGATTGAACGATGCGCCTCGCTGGGGCTCCCACCACCCGTCGTGCTCAAGGCGTGGCCGTTGAGTTGCTCCTCGTGAATCGCCATCACACGCTGCAGTAGAACCTCGCTCGGCTTCATAGCTTCGCCTCCTCGACATGAGCCACAAGCTTCAGCACCTTGTGAGTCTCTGGGTGTCGCTCAATTTTTACGCTCACCAGTCGACCGATAGCCTCGTAGCGGTCCGTTTCGGCATCTCGCATCAATGCAACCTCGGGTTGTAACGCTTCCGCGCCGTGTAGTAGTTCGATGCGGAAAACAGCCAGCCCGCCGCGGCGACACTGTGAACGCCGCTCTCGGTGGCGTACCCTCGCCACGCCAGCCAGAACGCGAGCAACGTCTGGCCGACGATGACGAACCAGTCCACGACTGTGAGCTCTTCGCGGTGGGCAGGGATGTAGAGTTGGGGTTTGCTCATGTCTCCTCCACCTCCTCGCTCGGCTCGTACTTGCCACCCGCACACGCCCGTTGACACCCGTGTACGACAAGAGCGGCGACACGGGCCCGCCGCAGAACGAACACGGTGCGCTCTCCAGACACGAAACGTTGCCGCTCCTCGAGATTCAACGCCGCCTTGAACGCGATCTGCTTCAGCTCGCCCGGCGTGAATCCGTGCTCGCGCGCAATCGCCTCCATGGTGCGGACCGCCGCGTGGAAGGCGGGGTCTCGTTGGTAGCGCTCGTCGGTGTCTCGGTAAACGTCCGTCATTAGCTCGCCTCCTCTCGCTCGTGACACTCCACGTGCCGGCGCAAATGCCCGCTCACCCAATCCTGATACCGCTCCGCACCAGGCTCGATGACGCGACCGCACACCTCGCAGTTTTCGGCGACGCGGTTGCGCATACGCTCCCAGAGTCGTCGTGGTGCCAGGAAACGCAGGATGAACTCCTCTGCGTCGCGCTGGGCGAAGCGCTTGAGCAAGGTGAACTGGGCTAGGGAGCGCCAAAGGCTGCCGTTGAATGTCGTCATGCTGACCTCCTCCGCACTTTGCTCTGCATGTGCAGCGTACGCTCCACGCAAATGAATCCCGCGATCGCGTCCGCCTCATGCTCGCTCAGCGGTTGGCCATCGTTCTCGATCCCAGGAAACCAGATGCGCCGGATCGCGTTGATGACCTCTTGCTTGGTCGCGTTGCCATTGTCGGCCGCGACCTTCTTTGCCGTCTGCACCGCGTACATGACGACGCGCGCGCCGTAAGACCACGCGACCGCTTTGGCGATCCCAACAACCTCGAACACGTGATCGTTGCTCGCGTTCCAGCCGCCCGCTTTCTCGCCCTTCGCGGCGGCCTCGAGTTGCTTCTTGCGCTTGCCGATCGACGCTGGTCCCTGGTTTTCAATCGCCACGACTTTCGGGCGGTAGACCTTGAACGGCCTGACCAACCCGAGCCAGATCTCACGCAGGCGATCGTCGAGCTCCGCCTTCGGGTCGGTAGGGATGTAGCCGCTCTCGACGATCTCCGGGCGCGCTCCGTAGCGTCCGCCGATGGCCCAGCCCACATGGGCCAGGCCAGGATCGACCGAAGCGATCAGGTCCGGCTCGCTCACGCCTCGCTGTTCTCCTCGGTCTGCGACCGGCGAGTCTTGCGGCGAACTTCTTTCGACGTGGTGCGGACGACGCGCCCTTCGTCCTCGGCGCCCTGCGCGATGAACGCGGGGTCAGGCTCGAGATCCTCGTCGCTGCCGTCCTCGTCCGCGGGGTCCGAGACGTACTCCGGTGCGGGCTCGCTGTCGCGCGAGCCGAAGAGGTCGCCCTGCTTCGACGCCGCATGCTCTCGCAACTCGCTCTCGGTGGCGGCACGGTCGTCGACCAGGCGGTCATCGTCGACGCTGCGCACCTCGATTCGCACGATGTTGCCCGCGTTGTCCTCGACGACCTTCTCATAGACTTGCGTCAGGCGCTTCTCGGTGCCGGAGTCGAGCGCCTGGAGGATCGAATCCTTGCGCGCCTTCTGGACTTTGATCTCACCGTTGACGACCTTGTTGTCGGACTTCTTCTGCTCCTCGAGCCGGATGATCTCGCGGTCGATCGACTCGAGCTCGATGCGGCGGGCGGCCTTGTCTTCCTCGCTGAGCTCGTGCTCGACGAGCTCTTCGTAGGTGTCGCGGGGCTCGGTGGCGGCGGGCTGCTCGATCGTTTCGTCTTGGATGGCGTCGGGGAATGCGGCGGTGTCGGTGGTGGTGTTTTCCATTTTCTCTCCCAGTGGTCAGAGCGTTTGCTGGTCTAGGTAGTCGTAACTGGTGTCGCGAAGCGGCTGCGAGCCCTGCGCCGCATGCACGTTGGCGTGGTCCGCGTACTCATCGTCAGGATCATCGTCGCGCTCGTCGACGAACTTGGTGCAGTAGTCGAGGTAACCAAGTCGCACCGTCCCCATGCGGCCGCCGCGGCACTTAGCGATGATGAACTCCGCCGTGCGATCCTTCTGCTCCTTGGCGGGCCGGTACATGTCCTCGCGGAAAAAGAAGATGATGGTGTGCGCATCCTGCTCGATGGCGCCTGAGCCGCGCAGGTCACCGAGCTGGGGACGCTTGTCGGGGCGCTTCTCGCAGTCGCGATTTAGCTGGCTGAGCAGAATCAGCGGCACGTTGAACTCTTTCGCGATACCCACGAGCCCCGCGCTGATCTTGGTGAGACGGTCGTTCTCGTTGAAGCTGTTGCGCCCACTCGAGTCCTCGCTCATGAGCTGCAGATAGTCGACCCCTATGAGACCGAGCTTGGTGCCGTGATCCCGCTCGAGCGCCCTTGCTGCGCGCCGGATCGAGCTCCGCAGACGCGGCACACTGATGCCACCCTGTTCCTCAATGAGCATCGGCCATCCACCGATGGTCTGCACGGCAGCCGAGTATTGCTCCCACTGTCGCGCGCTGAGTTTGCCGTTTTCAATCGCCCGCGTGTCGATGCCAGTCTCGACGGCAATAAAGCGATCGCCGATCTGTTTGGCCGGCATCTCGATCGACGCTAGGTAGACGCCACGTGCCTCGCTCTTCGATGTCGCCACCGCCTTTGCGGCCGCCGCCAAGAAGGACGTCTTGCCCATGCCTGGGCGTCCTGCGCCGACGTACACGCGCCCTGGCTTGAGGCCACCGATGCGGTTGTCGAGCGAGAGAAATCCTGTCGAGGCACCCGTGTTCTTGCCGATGTACCGAGCGTCCTTCGTCTCGTTGAAACACTGCTGCATGATCGCTCGCGCACCATGTAGCGTCGTCGGCCGGTCGCTTTGCTCGGCCACCGCGTAGATGCGTGCCTCGGCAGCTTGCACGAAAGCGTTCACGTCGCCGGTGTCCGCGTAAGCCTCAGCTTCGATCTCCTGACAGTGTCGAATGAGCTCCCGCAGGCGCCACTTTTCGACGATACGTCGCGCGTAGGGCTCCACCTTGGCCACCGACGGCGTCCCGATGATCTCCGCCAGGTACGGGGTCCCGCCAACCGCTTGCAGCTTGCCCGCGTCCCGCAGCGCGCCCGTGATGGCCGTGATGTCCGTGGGGCGCCCCGTGGCCGCGCAGGCACGTGCGGCTTCGAAGATCCGCCGGTTGGCGTCAGCGTAAAAGTGCTCCGGACGGAGCACGGTTTCGCAGTCGTCGAGCGCGGTCGCTTTGAACATGATGGCGCTGAGCACAGCCGACTCGGCGTCCAGATCGCTAGGCGGGATGCGACCCTCGGTCATGGGCGGGCCCCTCCGTTGGTGGCCTTGGCGCGAGCTTCGACTTCGGCGGCGCGCTTGCGGCGAGCGTCGGCGTCGTTGCTACCGCCGGACTGCTGCGGCGGCACACCGACGAACAGCGTCTTGTTCACGGCTAAGCGGTCGATGTTGTGTCCGAACGCCTGGGACCAGCCTCGCAGCGTCTTCCGATCCCCTGAGCGTTGCTCGCGCCAGTAAACCCGAAACTCGGGCACCGTCGCTCGGATGCGGTCCTCTGGCACGGAGAACTTTGCCGCCAGCGCTTCGACCTGAGCCGCACTCGGCTGCCAGTCCGCGGCGAGTGGCTTCGGCACCATGTCGCTGGCCTGGGGTTTGCTTCGCGCGCCCGCGCCCGCCCGCGCAGATCCAGACTTCTCAGGTTGATCCGGAAGAGCAGATAGAGAGAAGAGAGTGGGAGAGGACGCGCGCGAGGCAGAGATCTCCCGAGGGATTTCTTGGGACCCTCCGGAATCCTCGCGAGGTTTTTCTGGGATTGTGTTTCCATAATCATCCTGCACAATTAGCAGTGGGGGTGGCCCGGGCACTTTGGGCGCCCCGGGCTTGTCCACTCGCTGGTGCTCGGACCATTTCCTGATCGAGAAGTAGCGCTGTCCGTCGAGGTCGTAGAGGCGCACGTAGCGGAAACTCACGAGCTCATCCAGGGCACGGGTCAGCGTCTCGATCGCCTTGCCGGGGAACACACGTCCTGCCAGCAACGGGGCCCCGGCGCGCCCGTTGCCGTAATCATCTGCAAGGAGGATCAGCGCGATCGACAGCACGCGCGCCTCCGGTGAGGCCATGGCCATCATCTCGTCGTCGAGCCACTCGGACTTGATGGATCGGATTCGGCTCAAAGCTTGCTCCTGACGATGCGGGCAACCTCGTCGACACACGCAAATGGGTCGCGCCAGATCTCGGAACCGGTAAATCGAAGCACAAGCCAGCCGGCCTCTTGAATCTTGCGGTCGTTCGACTTGTCCTTGGACGCCTGAGCTTTGCTGCGCTCGTGAAACTCATGCCCATCGAGTTCGATGGCAACCATGGCCCGATGGTCCTCAGTGAAGAATGTAAAGTCCACGCGGCGCCCGCAGATTTGCTGTTGCTGATCGATGCCCACCGGCACCGCGCCAATTCGCCAGGCGCCGCAGCTGGCCCACCCCGCCTTCCTCGCTGTCGCACGCTCGATCTCCACCTGCCTGCGCATCGCTTCGATCCCGCGCGTCAGCACGCCCAGTTCGACCAGCCGCTGGCATTCTTCTTCCGTCTGTCCCGTTGCGTTGGCGTAGTCGGTGGTTACGTTCTTGATGGCCGCGACGAGCGCTGGCGGCACCAGAATCACGGTTCGTTCGTCAGACACAGCCAACCTCCTCAATGCGCCTGAGCGCCTCGATCACATCCAAGCACTCACAACACGAAACAAACTCCACCCGACTCGATCCCGCCGCCTCCGGCGGCACGCGCTGACTCCCGCCCGTGACGGTGACGACGCCGCAGACGGCGCGGCGTGTTGACGGGTGGCGCTCAGGATCGGCGACGGGCACGTAGTGGGTGATTTGGGGGACGAGCTCGGTGCGGGTCATGCGGTCTCCCGGGTGTCGAAGAGGCCGCGCTGTGGCGGCGGCGAATCGGTCCGAAGCGACGCTCGCGGCACGAAGTGCCCACCCACCACGTGCTCGCATCGCGCTCGCGCGATGCTGACGAAAGGCTCCTCGTCGGTGTCCTCCCGCTCGAAGCCGACGAAGTCGCAGCCCTCCAAGAGCGCAGCGACGCCACCGGTACCGGAGCCCATGAAGATGTCGCCGACCTTGGGACGAACCTCGCCTCCGCGCGGCGTGACGAGGCGAACGAAGTAGCGGATCAGCTCGACGCTCTTGACGGTCGGGTGAACGTTCCGAGAGCCAGCGTCGATGCCTCCAGGGTTCGGCGTGTCGCGCTGCGCGGCGGCTCCCTTGAAGTGCTCGAGCCCCTTGTCGCGCTCGCCCCGGGAAGCCTTGGCGGCGTAGATGAAGGGCTCCAGGTCGTCGAGTTCGGGGTCCCACTGGAATTGGGGGAAGAAGCGGGAGGCGGTACCGGAGTCGCCGCTCCAAAGCGCACCCACGTCTCTGCGCTCCGACTCACGACCCCAGTTAGTCGCACCGCTCACAGCCTTCGCCCCAGAGCCGCTTGTCCGCTCCCCGCTCTGCCGGTCGAGCAGGAGCACCGGGCAGCCCTCGACGCACTCCCAAGCCGGAACGTCCTCAGCGCCGTCGCCGTGCTTCACCGGTGAGACTTCCCCACCCGTGAACGCGCTTGGCGCCGTATCGCGGTTTGGCGTGTCCCAAGTCGGGTTGGCTTTGACCGCGCGGGTACCGATGCAATGGCAGCGGGCGTCGTGGGTCAGGAGCAGGTTGGGGGGCCACCGGCCGCTCGAGTCGGGCGACCACGTGACGTCGTGACCGACTCCGGCGCCGTAGACGTTGTTCGCGGTCGAAGCGCCTGAGCGCCCAACCATGTCCGCGAGGTCGACGCTTGCGATGCCCACCCGGCAGGCGTCGATGTTCAGTACGCCCGTTCCCCACTTGGCGTGGTTCTGCTCGACGGTCAGCCCCTTCTCGAGCGGCTTGCGCACCAAGAACCAGAGCTCGTGAGAGGGCTTCAGCGCGGTACCGAGCCCGCCCGGGAGGTTGTGGCTCTTGGGAAAGCCCGACCCGAACGCGTGCGAAAGTCCGTCACGCACCTCGAAACCGGCGTCTTCCAGTGCGCAGCCCGTCCAGTGCGACGTGCGGGGCAGCGCCCACACGAGCGCGTGCGCGCCCGGCTTGAGTACTCGAAGCGCGGCTTTGAAGCGCTTCGACATGAAACGGACCCATTGCTTCCGGCCGCCCTTGTCGCCATCCCAAGCCCTCGACATGAAGGAAATTCCCCCAGGAGGATCGGTGACCATGGCGTCCCAGCTGTTCGCCGGTTCGCGCTTGAGCAGGTCGAGGCAGTCGCCGTGCTCGATGCGGTAGCGGGCGAGGGTGGGGCGGATCATGTGCCCTCCGTCACGCAAACCGGGATCGGGTCGTGGTGCTTCTCGCGCTTGTGCGCGTCGTAGAAGGCGGCGTCGTTGAAGCTCTGGACGATGCGCAGCATGCCGCGCGTGCCGGGCGACTTGCCGATCGGGAATGCTTCGACGAAGCAAGCGAAGCCCGCTTCCTTCAGTGCGAGCAGGACATCAAACATGGCTGCGTTACGAGCCGGACCGCCGCGTTTACCAAGGTCGGAAAAGTAGGGGAGCGGCCAGCAAACGAATCCGCATGGGCCGGCGAGGTCGCGAGCGATCCAGTCGGCGCCGACGATGGGTCGCAGCGCTCGGCCTTCCTGCCGCTCACCGAGCCGCCCACAGTCCCCATGTAGCAGGATCGTTCCCTCTGGGTAGAGGCGCAGGCGCTCGCGGATCGGAGCGTAGTCGGCCCAATCGCGCGAACCCGTGACGAGAACTGCGGTGCGCTTGGTGGTCACTTGAACGCCTCCGCTTCCGCCTGTTCACAAACCTCAAGGCGCCGCGGTTGGTCGAACGTGCCAGCACAGGCCTCCATGAACGCGCCGCACCACATGCGGACGCAAGATTTGCGGCCAGCGCTATTACGGCTCGCGACGGGTTTGGCGAACCGACACCCTCCGCACAAATCGTCGGTGACGTCGCCTCGGTTGATCTCGAGCAGGAGGAGGGTTTTAGCCATTGCCCGCCATCCCCTTCGCAAACCGCTTGTCAAAGCACTCACCACAAAGCAGCAGAAGCGCCCGCGGCCGATCGGGATGCTCCGAGCATTTCGTCGAGCAGAGCTGGCAGGCGTAGGTGACGTTGGGGGTGGGGTTGCGGCTAGCCACGCGCCCTCTCTTCCGCGCCCGTCAGGCGCTCTTCGAACCGCGCCAACTTACGGCGGATGGCGGCGTCGATTTCATCCTCGCCAAACGCCACGCGCGCCTGAGCGAGCATGATGTGTGCGTCAGCGATCTCCTCAATGAGGTTGTCTCGCGCGCCCGGACGTCCGCGATCGAATCGGTTGATCGCGGCGATGAGCTCGCCGCACTCCTCCTGGACCATGCGCAACTGGGAAGCGCGCCCCCAGAGAGCAAGCGCGCGAATGGCAGCGCGGGTGATGCGCTCTGCGAGGCTACCCACGGGACTGCCTCCATTTCTCCGCCCGCTTCGTGCTCTTCGCCGCGGCTTCCCAGGCCTTGACCAGCTCACGCAGGTCTTCGATGACCTCGGGCACGGTGTAGCCGGTGTCGAGCGAGTCGAGCAGCTCGGTGATCCGGTCCTTGATCGCGCACTGCTCGTCGTCGAGCGCACGCAGGCCGCTCCAGACGAGCGCGATACGCTCGGTGCCAACCCGGGTGGTTACGCCGAGCTCGAGCGCCTTGAGGGCAACCTCGGCTCGCTGAGCGAGCTGGCGGCAGGTGAGTAGCCTACGAGGCATCCGGCCCTCCCTCCTCACCCCGACTCAGCAGCGCCCGCTCATCCCGCCCGAGCGCCTCGGCAACGTCAGCCATCGCCGCCAGCCGCTCCGCCCAGACCCGCGCGTGGGCCGGCGAGAGGTCGAGCTCCGCTCCGGTCGTAAACAGGAGCAGGACGCGGTCAGGCGCGGCCGAGAGGTGGCAGGGGCGGGGGTCGGCGGTTCGCGAGAGGGCGGCGAGGCGGCGGGATCGGTAGGCCTCGAGGTCGATGGGGGTGTTAGCCACGATCGGCCTCCGCGTCGGACGCCACCTCGGCGAGTTCCCGCGAGAGTTCCCGCGCCTGCTCGGCCGAGAGTTCGACTTCGTACCCGTCCAGGGCCAACACGACGTCTCCGTCGCTGACGAACAGCGTGACGGCTACGGCGCCGGCGCCGGACTCGTTCTGCAGCGGCCGGCCTGGGCGCCGGAACGGCACAACCGTGCCAGTCACGCGGCCCCCTTTTTCGCCTTGCGACGCATCGATTTGACCTCGACGCGTCGACGCTTGGTCGCGAGCCGTAGAGGTGCAGCCTGGTACGCTGCGGCTCGCTCAAGCCCCTCAGCAATCGCCACGAGGAACGCGCGCTCTTCGTCGTCAGGCTGGGTTGCTCCCAGGCGGGAGCCAGGGGGGGCGGAACCTAGCGTAAGTGCAGCAAACTCAAGCGCTTTCGTAAAGCACAGGTCCGGGGTTCGAATCCCCGAATCGGCTCCGGCACTTACGCCGCGGAGCTGGGAGCGAGCGGGGAGCAGTCCGGGAGTCGCGGCAACCGCAGCGCGCTGGGTCTCGTCGAGCTTCTTCGCGTAGCGCTCGGTGACGGTTACGGAGCTGTGTCCGAGCAGCGAACAGACCTCGTCGACCGACCACTTGCGACCCCACCAGCCAGCGAGTAGCGACGTCGCGCATGTGTGGCGCAGGTCGTGCCAACGAACCTTGCGCTTGATGCCCGCCGCCTTGAGCCACGCTACCCATTGAGAGGGCGCCTTCCCCTCCTGACGACGTCCGCCTCGTGCTCCGCAGAACACGAACACGGAGCGCCGACGAACCGCTTCGATCGCCTCCCGCGCCTGCGGCAGCAAATAGACGTCTCGGATCTTGCCGGACTTCGGCGGTAGCCCCTTGGCCGAACGCCGGACGACGACCTTGGTCTCGCTCACGTCTTCCCAGTGCAGCCACCACTGCTCGGCTTGGCGAAGCCCGGTGAAGAGGGCAAACTGCACGAGAGGCCGAAATCGGGGGGCGACGGCCGCCAAGAGCCGTTCCTGCTCGGCGGGAAGCAAGATACCCTCGAGATCGTCGGTAGACCGCGCGGCGCCGGATCGGTGAATCTTCACCTCGCGGGCAGGGTTTTGGGTGAGCAGCCCGCGCTCGACCGCTTCACGCAGGGCCACACGTAGCAGGTTACGCACCTTTACCTTGGTCCGGTACGCGCCGCGGAGTTTACCGGCCCAATCGAAGACGTCTGCCGGCTCGATGCTGGTGACGGGCAGCTTGCCCATCGGCGACGCCGCGACGTGCGTCTTCCAGTAGCTGCGGTCGCTTCGGATCGCGCGTACGCCAGCGAGCTCGCGCCGGTCGAGGAAGCCCTCGCCAAACTCGGCGAGGGTCACACCTTCCCGGATGGCTGTGTCGTGCCGGAGTTGGGCATAAGCGCGCTTGGTTTCTTCGGCGTCGACCTTCGAGAGGCCCGATGCGACGGTGATCTGTTTGCCTTCGACACGCGCCTTGACCCGGAACTTGCCGGACCCGCGTGGATGCTCTTCGACGTACGCTGAACCTTGCCTCAAGCAGCGATCCCTTTCTTGCGCAAAGCACGACGGGTGGAATCGAGGCGCTGGGGAGACACAGGCTGCTCTGGAGCCGGCGGCGCATTGCTCGGTGCGCACGCCCCGGCGTCGGCGAGACGCTCGTAGGCCTCCGCGAGCTCGCGGTGCAGGCGAGCGATAGAGCGGAGAGCATGCACCTCAGTGCGGTTCACGGAAACCACCGGCCCATTTTCCACGCCTTGGCAACGAGATCCTGATCTCTCGGAATCCCTGTCAGGTCATACACGGGTCCGCCTACCACCTGCACCATGTGCTTCGCTTCCAGCAGCATGCCTTCCGAGATGCGCGGACCAACCATCACGAGATCCCGGCAGCGCTCAACAAGCGAGAGGTCGCACTCAAGTCCGCGTTCGCGATTGACCGGTGTTTCTTCTAGCTCCCCAGTGAGCACGATCCACGAACACTCCACCGCCACATGGAAGTACGAAACCAAGAAAGCCGCCCAGCGCGCCGCGGACTTGCGGTTGGCTTCGATGCCCTCGCGATCTGGAGCGCTCAGGCAGTGAGCTAGGTAGATGACGCGCCGTGTCTTCACCGCCGCCCTCCCGCCCGCATCCGCCCCCGGGCCTCCTGCCTATACGCCGCGATCGCCGACTCGTAGTCGAGGAATCGGCCGCGCAGATAGAACGCCTCCAGTTCCCGCATGCAGGCATCACGCTGCTCGTCCGTGAGCGGGACCTTAGTCGACGGCGCCGGCAGCGGGAGGTGTCGGACGTTGGGCTCGAGCGTGTCGAGCGAGGTGCGGAGCCGGCGCGTGGACTCGTCCAGGCGATCGGGGCAGGGCGGGGAGGAATAACGGCTAGTCATCAGCTCCCAGCCTTTCCTGACATCGGCGTCGCAAGCACGCGGTTGAACGTCGCGATCCTGGCGTCGAGCCCGAGCCACTTGGCAGAGCACCGACGACCAGCGAAACCGTTGATGGTTCCCTGTAGCCAAGGAACGCCGCTACGCGAGCACGTCCAGTATCCGCGTTGTAGCGCCGCGCTCGCCTCCAAGACCTGGAGGTCTGTGTTCTCGACGCCTGTCAGGAATGGCCAGGCGTTCGCGTTCAGCTTGTTCTCGTGCAACTGCCATGGCGACTTGGCGCGCGCGTACAGCTCGCCATTTTTCTTGGCCGCGTCGCACTCACGCTTGAGCAAGTTGCATTCGCCGCGGTGAATCCGAAGCGAGAACGTCGACTCACTAAAGCCGATGGCAACAAGCAGCGCGGCCCACTCGCGAGGGGGGCGAATCGTTTGGCGCTTCGACTCGTAGGAGATGGCCACAGCGAGCGCGCCCAGCTGCGCCGACTTGGCGGACTGCACTTCGGGCGACGTGTCTTCGTGGAAGGTTGGGAGCCGCTCGAGCGACGAGCGGACCCACGTCTCATGCGCCGATGGCGCGGATGCCGCAGCGGTCGCGGTGATCAAAACCAGGCCAGTCAGGAGTCGTCGAATCAAGACAAAAATCCCTTTCTCCAGACCACAATCAGAAACAGCCCCAGGCCAAGGCAGCCGAGGGCGACAACAGTCACGGGAGTGACACCAGCCAGAGGCCGATCGCGGAGCCGCAGAGGGTCGCGATCGCGAACCAGGCGAACTCGCGGGCGGTCATGGTGACCCCATATCCAGAATGCTTTGCGGTGCGATGCAGAGCCAGCTGGTGCCGTGCCGCATTGCAAGCCCCCGGCGCTGATCGCAGTTAACCTGGAACGTTAGCCAGCGTTTCTGCTCAAGGGCCGCAGCATCGGCGTCCAGCTTGCGGAAGAATAGAGCTGTTGCCGCGCCGGAAACCACGGCCAGCACCAAACAAGCCGCCACCGTAACGTTGATGGCTTTGCTCGTCATCCGACCCCCATCGACATCATCTCGAGCTTCGCTTTGGTTTCGGCCAGCTCGTCTTCAGCATCGAGCGCGCGTTTACGCCAGGCGTCGGCTTTCGCCGCAACGACCTTGGTGGAGTACCCGATGATCAGGCTGTCGACGAAACCGCCGAGAACGAAGGAGACGAGCGCGATGACGGCATGGGAGAGGAAGGTCATGTTCCAGCCGCCTTCCTTCCGCACTCCGCCGCCAGCGCGCGAAGGGCCAAAAGTTTCGAGCCTGGCACATCGTCTTGACCGGTTCGCCAGCGGTAGAGCGCAGAACGGGATGCGCCGATGCGCTCGCCAACGTCGAGCATGGTCATGCCTTGTGCGCCTAGGACCGCCATGTGTTCGCGCACTTCGGCAGCGCAGGCCGCCAACCAACGTTGCTCATCGGGCACCCGAGCGCGGCGAACCGTGCCGATAACTTTCGGGAGTGACGACATCAGGCCACCCTCCGCCGCTCAAGACGACAAATCGCGCACGGCTTGTCGACCGTGAAAGTATGGGCGTTGCACTTACCGCAGCGCATGCCGTAGTTGATGCCGACGCGGGGAGCCGTCGAGAGAACAACTGGTGCGCCAGGCTCGGCGCGCGACGGGAGACCGAGGACGGCGCGACCGTGATCCGTGATTCGAATGGTTCTTCGCGACCCATGCGGTCCCCGAGTGACAACACCTTTCCGCTCAAGGGCGCGCAGGTGGTCGTTAACGGAGTTCATCGAGGAGAATCCGAAGGCAATGCCGATATCGCGATACGAAGGCGGGAAACCGCGCACCACGAGCTGGTGACGGATGAAGTCGAGGATCTGGGACTGATGGGCGGTGAGGCGATCCATGGCTCAGATCCAGATCCTTTCGACCGCGAGCGCAGGCGCGTCGTCCTCGGCCACGCGCACGGTGACGAACGTCGGCACACCGAGACCGAGGGCCGCGATGGTTGCCTGTTGGGCGCGAAGGCGGCGGTCGACTTCCTCGAAACCGAGGACTGCGCCGGGGGTGAAGGCGACTTGTTGGCTGAGGGTGGAGGCGAGAGGCATCAGCTACTCCGCCGCCGTTGGCGCGCCGCCGTCCTCTTGCTCCTCGACCTCGTCGTCCCACAGCATCCAGCCGATGCCGTATTCGCGCTCAAGAGCCGCGCGCATCTTGGTGTCTGGCCGACGCGCGCCGGAGAACCATCGGGTGGCGACCGATGCGTCCACGTCAAGCTTCTTGGCGACGGCAGCGGCGCCGCCGCGGCCTGGATTCAGCTCCTTGATTCGGAGCGCCCCTCGGTTGGTTTTCTTCGCTTCGGTCACCCTGAATCTATAATGGCAGGTGACATCTAGTGTCAAGCGACAATAAGACAGGCCCTTTCATGAGACGGTGTCGACTGACACGATTAGGCGTGTCCGCCGTTCGAGCCGCCAAGCGTCGCCGAGACCCCTCGGAGGAAGTGCCCTTCATCCCACCCGAGCTAAAAGGCGTGAACAAGCGAGTTGAGCAAGCTCGCGAGCTGGCTGGTCTTCAGATCTCCGAAGCTGGCACCTCGCGCTGGGAGCGCGGTCTTCGTCTCAAGAAAGCATCCGCCGTGGAATTCGTGCGCGTCGCGAAGAAACTAGGCGTTCGCGTTGGATGGTTGATTTGCGGCGAGCTCCCCATGCGCGACGGTGGACGCGGGCCCGATGACCCGGCACCGATTCGCGCGGAGGAAGTCGAGGAATAGCTCCTCGCCGCCGTCCTGCGTGAGGAGCGCCGCGCCTTCCCGCGCGATGAGCTCCACGCATCCGAGCGAGCCCGTGACCTCGGCCGCTCGACGCGCGCCGCCGCCCTCGCGACGGATGAAGATCTCCGCCTGCCACTTCTCTCCACGTCGGGTCATCAGAACCAGCCCGCCGCCGCAAAACTCTCCGGTTCCCATCGTTGGCTCTCTCCTTATGGTGGGCAGTAAGCGCCTGATATCAGGCGTCTTCAAGGTCACCCCAGGACAGAAATCGTCCATACACCGGGCCGGTTTCCTCTAAAGTATGGAATCTGAACGAATCAACGGGCGCGCCGGCCCGCGGTACTAAATGCGTCCGCGTGTCGTAATGTCAATTGACAGTTAGTGTCAGGCGACATTATAACAAGGGCATGTCGAACACCGCAGCCCGCCTCACCGCCGCCATCGCCTACTGGACCAACTGCCGCGGAAAGGGGACCCGCGGTCAACGCCTGATGGTCGAGAGGACCATCCGGGAGCTGAAGGAGAGGCTCGCGGCTCTCTGAGCCTACGGGCTCTGTCCGGCCCCGCCGCCCTTCACCGGGTCGCGGGGCTTTTCTGGTGTGAGCACCGTCCCAGCTTCCTCCGACAAGCGCGACTCCGCCGTGTTCGTCAGCGCACCGAGCCGGCTCGTGCTGATGGCCATCGAGCAACTCGGTCTCTCGGTAGCCGACGCGATCGCGCTCGAGACGGCGCGACGGGCGGAGACGGTGCGGTTGGCAGCTTTCGAGGTGTCGCTATGAAGACCGTCTCGTGTGTGTACCTGCGCCAACTCGGCACCACGTGCTGGCTCGGTGAGCAACCAATCGAACTCACCGCAGAGTGCGAGCAGATGGCCGACGACGTGTTGGTCATCTGGACCGACGAGACGCTCGCCAAGCTAGCCGCACTCGACCTCGACGGTGATGAGTTGGTCGGCTGCGACGAGGTCATGCGGGAGGCGTTTTGGGCGAGTGAGCGGGAGGAATGCCGACTTGCAAACGTGAGGCAGAGAACGGGCGAGCGCGCCGCCTAGGTCCGACGCAGAAGCGAGCGCCGCGCTGGGCTAATCCCCCTCGCTCGGCACGGTGCTCACTTCTTC